TTATATTTCTGCTGATTTTAAAAGATAGACGGAAATAAGAGGGTTATTAAATGAGAGAACAAATAGAAAAGTTATTAAACAGCGAGATAAGCACAAGCGCAATTGCCAAAGGCGCAGGCGTCCCTTGGTCTACAGTAGCAGACCTCAGAAAGGGAAAAACCAGTATGGATAAAATGACCTTACTTACAGCCGAAAAATTAAATGATTTTGCGGAAATGAAAATATTTATCTTTACAAATAAAAAAGGAGAAAAAAATGATGGAAAGAAGAATTGAAGAATTACTTAATGGAATTTATGAATTAGAGTTTCAGGGCACAATGACTTTTGAAGAGTTCGCTGATGGTTATGACTTTTGGGTTGATGAAGATGATATACTCTTATTAGAATACCGGGGAATAAAACCAATCGACGGCGTGAGAAAAGTCGGCTACGTGGATAATGGGGTTATCTATGCTTATTGATACTGAAATAGATGGAAAATAAAAGGTTGTTTATACAGCCTTTTTTTATTTCCGTTATAATGGAAATTTTGGAAAATGTCTATTATAACGAAAAAAGCCCTTTTAGGCTCACTTTTTCAACTATACGGGCAATAAATGAATACGGTTTGACTACGGTTTATTTTAATTATCCGGAATTATTCGATATGTATTTTTTCTTGAAAACATTGTTTTTACAACTAATAGCAAGTTATCGGTATTTAATGGTAACCACAGATTGTTTTTGGTATAAACAAGTAAGCCTTACAACCACAAGGGTTTGAATAGGTTGAATACGAAATTGACTACGACATAAAATTTACAAATTTTTCAACAACGTTATAGCGTTGATTGTCGTTTATGTGCGTGTATAGATCAAGCGTTGTTTGAATGTTATTATGGCCTAGTCGGTCTGATATTTCTTTGGGTTGGATACCAGATTCAAATAATAAGCTAGCGTGTGTGTGCCGTAGGCCGTGAGGGGTGATAGGCTTTAGATTGTACTTTTTAATAAATTTTCTAAGTTTTTTCGAAAATTCATTAGGCACGAACATAGTACAGTACGAATTTGTGAAGATTAAGTTTTCACCTTGCAAAAATGATACGCCATTTTTAAAGTATTGCTTTTTTTGTTCCAGCTTCCAACTCTTTAAAACGCTGATAGTATAATCGTCAATAGGTATAACGCGCTTACTTGCTTTCGTTTTGGGAGTTTGTAAAACTTGTTTTCCGTCAACGTATACGGTGGTGCGATTTACTGATAAAGTCTTTTCTTCAAAGTCAATATCGGACCATTTAAGGGCTAGTGCTTCGCCACGCCTTAAACCCGTATAAGCTATGACGTGTAAAAGGGTATAAAATAGCGCACTCTCTTTTTTTGCCAAGTTTAGAAAAGCGTTTAACTCTTCTTTAGTGTAACAGTTGTCTTTCCTTTCTACTTCTTTAGATTTTGGTTTGATTATTTTATCAATCGGGTTACTTTTGATAATATCTAACATTACAGCATACTTTAAAATACGATTGATAATCGAAGCATAATTGGCATACATGGAATATTTTTGGCTTAATTTAATAAACAACGATTGACAAAACATGACAGTTATTTTATCTACGTTCACGCCTTCAAAATATTCAGCTATCATATAATCAAGCTTTTGTTTTGTATTGAAAGCAGTAGAAGCCTTGACGGTGGTTTTATAATTTTCAAACCATAGATCAGCAATTTCTTTAAAGGACTTTCCGGACTGACTAGAAGGTAGCCCGTTTTCTTCCACATTTAGCAATAGATTTCTTTCCGCTTGTTTGGCTTCCTTGATAGTTTTAAACCCCCGGCGCGTGGTCCTTTTTTCTTTTCCGGTCAAAGGGTCCACGCCTAAATAAGTTTGAAATAAGTAACGAGTTTCCCCGTTCTTCATAGTGTATTTTTTAATCATGTCTTTCCTTTCTTCTGATAGCTTGCCCGCATAGTTGAGAAAGTGAAAAGAAAATGTTAAAATACAAGTGTAATTTTTTTCATGTCCTTCCTAGCTTGTAGAAGCTTGGGAGGTTTTTTATTTGTATAAAAGTTCAATTAGTTCTATTCCTGAATCTGAAAAGATTCCTGAATTAATTAACTTCTGTTTGCTAGCTTCCAAATATTCCGGGTTATCCGATCTTTTGGAAATTTCTAATTGTTCGGAGTAATAACGTTTAATGAAGTTACTTTCTTCACCTTCTAAGCCTTTATACATTTCTTCAATAGATTCAGCCAAAGTCACAATGGATTCATTTTTGGGGAAATTTTCACACAATGTCACTAATTCAGAAAGATTCTCTAAAGTATTTTTTAATGAATCCGAATAAGTTTCAAGATCCGCAGTAGTCGTTAACGAAACAGAATATTTCTCTATTTGTTTCAATGCTTCACTTGCTTTTGAAAGTTGATCAGTTTTTACTTTTTTCTTATCAATTATCTTTATATTCCCGTTTGTATCAGATTTTAAAAATAACGCAGTTAAAGCACAATACAAACCAACGAAGAAGGGAATTACTGTCCAGAAGAAACATAAGGATAAAAAGCCTTTCCTCTTTTGGCCTGAATAGAAATAGTGCGCCCCAAAAACTCCTAAGAACACAGCTAAAAGAATGTATATTAATTTATTGCAACTATATTCTTTAGTTTCAATTTTATAAAAGCTGTATCCTACTAGTTCAGGTTCCGACGCCGTTCGCTTGGTATTATTACAGCTTCCGTTCTTCAACGGTTTTAAAGGGTCAACTGTTACTTTATGGTAAACTTTATTATAAATAGCCTTTCCAGGATTTTTAATATAGCCCATTCCTTTTTTTCCATATAAAGGGTTTACTGATTTTTTTAAAGTTCTATTTAATCTTCCGGTTGTCCTTGCTTTAAAACTCTTTTTAAGGCTGGGCGTTCTAATTCCAATTTTCACTTTTAACTCCTTATCTAAACCAAGGCCTGGTATTCTTCTTTTACCATGATTTCATCCGTTACCGTGGTTAAGTGGTAAAATTCCATAAATTTTATATAATTAAAATCCGCCTTATTTTCTAATTGTGAAAGGGCGTCTTTTAATAGGTGATGGATCATATTGCGATTGGCCTCATTCTCACAGCGTACCCTAGCATTAGTATATTCCGCCGTGGTATGGTCCAGGTGGCCCAATTCGTGAAGCAATACTTTTATTCTTTCTTTTTTATTTAACTTGTCAGAAATAAAAGCTGTTTTAGTGATAGGATCATAAAAACCAACTTCATCCGGTAATAAATCACCGTCAAAAGTATGTATAGTAATATCGTGATCCTTTAAAATTTCTTTTTCAGTCAAGGCTTAATACCTCTAATCATTCGTTTCCTTTAAATAGGCTTCTATTATGGATTGAATGATTTTTTTCTTTTCTTCTGTTAATTCCCGACCACTAAAAAGCATAACGCTATTAGAAATTTCTTCTACGTTAATAGTCGGGGTTTTATCTAATTGATCACTAGAAGCATGATTAAGGTTTTCCGAACGCCCTAATAAGTAATCAGTTGAAACACCGAAATAATCGGCTATTTTTGCTATGTGTTCTGCTGAAGGTGCTTTTTTATTTTTTAAACTATAAAGGTAGTTTGTACTAAAACCTAGATCTTCGGCAATCTTTTGCAAGCTAATTCCTTGTTTTTTAGCTAACATTTTTATTTTTTCGAATGTCTCGAACATTGATTTATCAACCTTTCTGAAGGATTGACAAAAAATATTTATATTTTTGTGTAAAAATGCTTGACAAATTTTACACGAAAGTATAAAATAGTTTTTGTAAGTGAGAAACAACTAAAAAAACAACTAAAAAGATAAACAATAAATTAAGTTTTGGCGAACCGGTTTTATTGTTAATTTCAATGTTTTTATTATGCCTTCATTTTACACAAACGTATAAAATAAGTCAAGAGATAACACAAAAAAATAGTTGAAATTTTAGTTGTTTTCTTCTTACAAAATAAATAAAGAAAGGACAAGAATATATGCCAGATATTGACGTAGGACGAAAAAAAGTCGTTGCATTCCTAGAAGCAAACAATATCAAAAAAAGCGATTTGGCTTCAGTATATGGGCGGGACCGTCAGGAAATAACAAATATTTTAAGCGGTTCAACCCGTGGGCCAAAAGCAAACAAATTCATTTTGCAAGTGATAGCTGATTACAATATCGACTAACACACAAAAAAAGCGCCCAATAGAAATTGAACGCTCCAAAATTTTTAACTACTTACATTATAACACAACTAAGCTTGCCCGCATAGTTGAGGGGGTGAAGATGGAAAAAATAAGTTTACCGCCTTTGTTGAATGACGAAATAGCAAAGATGGCTATTAAAGAACTTCTTCAGTTCGCAAAAGAGGAAGTTAGAAAAGAATTGGAAGCGGAACGGCTACCAATCAACCAGAAAGATCTTTGTAAAAGGTTTGGCTTCGACCACGGGTACATTAAGAGATTAAGACGCCGGGGCTTGAAGTACAGAAAGCAAGGACGTGAAAAAATGTACGACCTAAAGGACGTATATGAAATTTTAGAACAAGAAAAGGAAATTGAAAAATGTTAGAACCAAGTTTAACCAGTCAAGTGGCCGGAGTGCTACTAGTTGCCGGATTTTCTTTCACGGCCGGTTTTATTACCGCTGTAAGAGATTACCGAAAAGCGGAACGCAAAAAGAACCAAGCTAAAAAAGTAGCTGAATTACAAGCCCTTTGGGAAGATGAAATTAAGGCACACGATCAGAAAGTTATTGAAGAATATAACGCCCAAATGGCGCTATTAAGAAAAGCTTCAATTTCTGATAATGATTGGGGAATGGCTGAAGTTCTTTAAAGAAAGGAAGTAAAAATGGCTACTTTATACGAATTGACAGGCCAGTATTTGGACATTTACAATCTGGAAATTGATGATGAAACCAAACTGGACACGATTGAAAGTCTTGGACTTGGTGAAGAAATTGAAGCTAAGGCAGAAAACTACGCTAAGTTGATCCGCAACCTTGAAGCTGATAAAAAGGTTTACAAGGAAGAAGAAGAGCGTTTCAAAAAGAAAAAAGAAAGCACCGACAAAAAAATTGAACGCTTGAAGCGTGACCTTCAGGCTTCAATGGAAATTACCGGGAAAACAAAAATCAAAGGTGACCTATTCACCATTTCAGTTCAAAACTCAAAAGCTAGTGTCATTGTGGATGAAGCAAACCTACCTAAAAAATATTGGGTGAAAAAGGTAACTGAAAGCCCGAACAAAAAGGCACTTTATGAGGTTTTGAATGAAGGTAAAAAAATTAAAGGTGCTACGCTTCAAGAAAACCGTAGCTTACGGATCAAGTAAATGAAAATTTTAAGTATTGATCCATCATCAAACAAGGCTGAAGATAGCACTTCAGGGATTGTTTACCTAAATAACGCCCGTTTGATTGATCATTGGATCGTCCCAAAAGGTTTACCAGCTATTAAGCAATGGTTTGATGAAATAGGTTATGAACTAGCCCCGGACGTAGTGATAATTGAAAAATATGAAGCGCGTGACAATGACTTATCAAAAGATAATTCAGTTTTAGAAACTATCGCTTACTTTCAGTTATTTTTTCCGGAAGCAATTCTACAAAGAAACGCCGGGTATCAATCAGATATACCAAATGAACTTCTAAAGGCCCTTAATTTGTGGAAATTCGAAAAAAGTCACCACCAAGACGCCAGGGCTTCCGCCCGTTTGGGATTGTTTTGGGCCGTGAGAAATGACATTGAAGAAGTTATTTCAGATATTGGAAAGGTGGTATTAGAGAATAGTAATAAAGCTTAAAAAATGGCAGAAAGAAGCTGTTAAGCGTAGCGATAGGATAACAAATGGGATTTTTTTAGAAGCCCTTGGGGGCCGTGGTAAAACGATTTGCGCCCTTGAAATCTGTAAACACAAAAAAGCTAAGAAAGTTTTAATCTTAAATAACCGCTTATCCATTCTTGAAGGCTGGAAAGACACGGTTCAAAAGTTCAACTATTCGGATAATTGCGATTTTGAAATTATCACAGATAGAACTTTACAGAATAGAGTTAAAAAAGGCCTTAAAATCGCTTGTGACGTCTTAATAGTGGACGAATGGCAGAATATGTCAAGCGACAAATTGAGCGCCTTATATCGCAAAATAAAGCGTAAATACGCTATCGGGTTATCTGCTACACCAATCAGAAAGAAAGGGCAGAATTTCTACCCTTTGGAAAAAACAATTTTCGGTTATGCTACGCCTAATCAGAAATTTGAGTGGCAAAAAACACATGGTCAGATGGTTTACGATCCGTTTTCATACTCTAAAGAGAAGTGGAAAGATTTCAAAGATTATGAAAGCTACATCAATAATCTCCCTAACTTCTTCCGCTGGGAAGAAATCGAAAAGATTGAACAAGCAACGGAAAACAACGGCTACAAGATCCGCTTTTATAAAAACACTTTGAAAGTCGGAAATCCGGAACTTTTGAAGAAATTCAGAAAGTTGAATTTAGTAACAGTTGACGGAAAAACCGCAATAGCTAAACAGTCATTCGGACGGGCTACCTTTGAACGGTATCTATACCAAACCGGGGTAGAAGTTGACTTTCCAAAGTTGAAACCAACAAACAAAGAAACCCCGCTTTTGACCACGCTTGACGGTTTAATAAATCGAACTCCTGAAGATATGCTTATAGTGAGCAAGTCTAAACAGATTGTAAATGTGATCCATGAACGACACCCGGAAATAGGAATATGGACCGGGGACCGACAGGAAGGGCTAGATAGAAAGGTAGTAGTTGCTACTAGCCAGGCTTTAGGTGTCGGGGTGGACGGTTTACAGCATAAATATAAGACTATCGTAGTCCTTGATCCGGTAAGTGAAGAATCCGGGGAGTATGACGATTATAGGCAATTACTTTGGCGGGTTACGGGAAGCCGGCAACAAAATGACGTAAATATTATTGAATTTTATTTTAAGGAAGGGTAACAGATGAATATTGAAGCAATCGTATTCGGTACACTAATTTTTATGGTAGGTTTCCTTTTAGGGGAACGCGCAACAAAAGACGAAAAGAAAGAAAAAGAGGAACAAAACAATGACTAAAGTAACAGCTAAATATTATGTATTTCGTGATAAAGAAGTAGGCGAGTTTTTGGCAAAATACAAAGATCGCGGACGACTAGCCTTTGAAAATGATTATACAAATGAAATTCAAGGCGCCTTGACTTTGAGCGAGGAAGGCTATGAGCAACAAAAGAAAGAAATCAAAAACCTTGCTAAAGCTTTTGGAGCTGAAATCATTGAAGTGAATGCAACTTTTGAACTTACATACCCTAACGGTGATGAAATCCGCGAAATTAATAACAATGATTCAGACAAGTTTGAACAAATTGTGGCAAAAGCACTAGCAAACGGAATTGTTGGACGAAAACCATTCTGGAGAGGTGAATAAAATGGCCTTTAAACTACCAGAAAATAAACCACAGATCCCGAAGGACACGCCCCGAAATTTCTTCCTTTATGGTGAAACCATGTCAGGAAAAAGCTACCTTGCTAATGAGTTCCCGGTGCCTATCGTCCTAAATACAGATGGTAATGCTGAAGCTAACACCGTGCCAAGTATTCAACTTGTGAATGAAAAGGATGAACAAGGGCGAATCACTAAAAGCGTTATTTCTCAAATTGGTGAAATTCTTTTGGCCTTGCAAACTCAAAAACACACTTACCAAACCGTGGTAGTGGATGTTATTGATGATGTAATTGAAATGATCAAAATCGCCGTTTGTGACGAATTGACACCGCCCGGAAAGCCCCGCTTGAAATCCTTGTCAGAAATTCCATACGGGAAAGGCTATGATTTCTTCAATCAGGCGATTACTGAAATGGTAATTGACTTGAAGGCCCTACCTATGAATGTCATTTATATCAGCCGTCAAGTATCTGAATATGATGATAATGGCAACGCTACAAAAGACAAACCAAGCCTAAAGGATAAGTATGTAAACCTAATTAATGGTAATTCTGACTTGATGATTCATACTGAAAAAGTAGGTAATAACTACAATAGAGAAGTGGAACGCAAACGCAAAAAATATTACATGGATCAGGTTGATGATAAAGAAATTTTGAAAATCTTATCAACAATCCGCGGGGCATTGGAACCAGCAAAAGCACCAAGCAAGCCGGCACTAGCCAAAAAAGAAGAAGTCAAAAAAGAAGCACCGAAACCACAGAAACAGGAAAATGTTTCTGAAGATGATCTTTTCTAATACAACAATTTTAAATAAATAATTTAAACACAAAAGGAGAATTAAACAATGAGTTTACTAGACATTGCACAATCAATTAAAAAAGAAGGTTTTGACCCTCGCAAGGACAGCGCAAACGGTCCGGCACCAATTCCGGCCGGTGAATATCAAGCCATTCTTAAATCCGCACAATTCAACGTAGCGGAAAGCGGATGGGAAAGCCTACAATATCGCTTCGAATTGCGCGGGGGTGATTATGATGGCCGGACGGAATACGTTTCATTCGGAACGCTTGACACCTGGAACGGAAAAGACATTGGTTGGTCAGTACAGCGTGCTATCAAATTCTTCCAAAAAGCTTTGGCCTTTGCGGATGACGCACCTTTAAAATCTGACTTTGAAGATGGTAAGGCCCTTGAAGACGCCCTTAACCGGAAAGCGGTAGGAACCTACTATACCTTGGTAATCATTGAAACAGAAAGCAAGGGTAAAACATACCGCAATTATGACCTTAATGAAGCTGAAGGCCTACCAAATACCGACGCTATTGAAATCAATGATGATGATCTACCATTCTAACATTTAGGAGTAAATAGGAATGGCTAGCATGAAGGACTACGCTTTACAATATCAAAAGTTAGGTTTTGCCGTCATTCCTATCAACCCTAAAAATAAAAGGCCTATGATAGAGTTTGCGGACAAGCCCAAAATGACAGCGGAAGAAATAGCGAGTTTTTGGGACCAGCACCCAAACGCTAACATAGCCTTAAAGACTACTAATTTCTTTGTGATTGATATTGATAAGCATGGAAAAGAAAACGGCTTTGAATCACTCAAACGCTGGGAATATTTAAACCTGATTGAACCGACCTTACAAGCCAAAACCGCAAGCGGTGGGAAGCATTTATTTTACTTCAAGCGGGAAGATATCCCAATCTCTCAAATGATTGGCTTCCTCCCTGGAGTGGATATAAAAGCACATGAAAATAATTATGTTTTAGTGGCACCTTCCGCGACGGATAAAGGAATGTATGAATGGGACTTGGAGAAATCAAGCGAAGGCGGGACTATGGTAACACCTTCAAAAGAATTGATCCAAGCGATTAAGAAGACCTACCAGAAAACACACGGGTATAATTCGGAAGGGCTAAGAAGCCTAAAAGAAAGAAGTTTAACCCGTGACCGGAACCAAACCACAGAATTATTTGAGACTATCGCGGTTGGTTTTGGGGATGAAGGCGGACGCAATGACAAATTAGCTAAGTTTGTAGCCGGCCTACTATTCCGGGCTGTGGATGATGAATATATCCTAAGACTTGCAGAAATCGCAAACGGAAACAGTTTAAACCCTTTACCTGATATTGAGGTAAGGCGGACGGTGGAAAGTATGATCAAGAAAGACAGAAAGGGGTGAGACAGATTGGTAATGTCGTAAGTATTGACAAAAACCCTAAATTAGTTTTAACGGCTAGCGGGGATATAAAAAGCACTAGCCCAGCAAACGTGGTAATGTCTTTAAAAGCGGATGAACAACTAGGGCAGTTTTTAAGGCGGAATGACTTTTCACAAGAATATGAACTTACGCAAGAAATCCGGTTAGGAAATACAACATTTCAGGCCGGTGAGTTGCCCGCTAGTTTTGTAAGTGTTTTGACAGTTTATTTTGAAAATAATTTAGGGGTTGTTTATTCACCAAACGCAATGAAAGCCGGCCTTGAAACCTTCTTTTCTGAACGGTCTTACAATCCGGTAAAAGAATACATGGAGCGCGTGGCCATGAAATGGGACGGTAGGAAGCGAATTAGAAAAATGTTTCAGCATTATCTGGGCGCGGAAGATACCGAACTAATTTCAAAAATCGCGGAAATGTGGCTAGTCGGTGCCGTGGCAAAAGTTTATGAACCATTCGTGAAGTTTGACTACGTTTTAGATCTTGTAGGTGGCCAGGGGGTTGGTAAAACGTCCCTACTTCAAAAAATCGGGGGGCCTTGGTACACTGACGCCGTGACAGATTTCAACAATAAAGATAATTTTGACATTATGTTAAAAAGCCTTATCGTCAATGATGATGAAATGGTGGCAAGTAACCGAATGTCATTCGCGGAAACGAAAGCTTTTATTTCAAAGACTAGCTTGCGTTATCGCCGTCCTTATATGTCCAAGACAGAAGAATTTGCGAAAAACTTTATTTTGGCCCGGACCACAAACCAGCGGGAATATCTCAAGGATAAAACCGGTGAACGCCGTTTCCTTTCCGTGATGGTGGATGGTGCAAGGCAGAAAAAACACCCTATGGAAATTGAACAAGCTACAATAGATCAGATTTGGGGAGAAGCTGTTTCAATTTATAAGGAAGGCTTTGAACTGAAATTTGACGCTGAAACTGAAGAAGAATTAGAAAAATACCGTGAAAACTTCATGTATCGGGATGAAGTTGAAATACAGGTACTTGATTACCTTGAAATGCCTATTCCTTCAAATTGGGAGAAAATAACAGTTCAAAGACAGCACCAGTACACCGCTTCCTGGTTTGATAATTCTTCAGAAACCGAATTTGGGACGGAAGAACTCAAACGAGTTTCAACCCGCGAGATCATGTATAACTTATTCATGAAAAATTCAAATGATCGGAAGCTTTCCGCAAAGATTAATTTGATTATTGACCATCTCCCAAATTGGGAGAAAAGAGCTTATAAAGCAAACGGAAAAACTATAAAAGGCTTTGTCAAAATTAAGTAAAATTTTATGACTTTGTGAAAAAAATTTACGGTAACCGATCGGTAACCTACGGTAACTTTCGGTAACTTTTGGGGTGGAGATCGGTAACTTTTTTGGAGATCGGTAACCTTACGGTAACCGTGAAAACCCTTGATATTACTGACTTTATTACTACTAATTATATAAAAGTTACCGAGTTACCGTATTTTTAAA